AAAGTCACCTTTAACATATTGGGCACCACCTTTTTGTTCTAGTGAACCTAGTCCTCTAGATGATACTCCCAACTTTGCACCGTCATCAATCAAATTTCTGACAATCTGACCATTTGGTGTACTTAAAATCTTTGCTCTACCCACATAATTATTTCCATCTTCGTCTAGTTTTGTAATTAAGTGAGATACTTTGTCTAAATTAATTGTAGGTCCTTCAGGATGTCCTAACTCTCCGAATGCTCTTTGCTTCTCAACAAACTCTTTTCTGTAACGATCTACTTCTTTTCTCATTACATCTTTAGGGTATACTCTGCCATTTCTGTTTTTAATTTCAGATTGCATAAAGATACCTTCGATGAAGTAATCTTTTTCCCCTTTTTCGTTCTCTTCTATAATAACGGGTGAGATACTATAGTCGTTGAATTCAGATATTAGTTTCATTTATAACTCCTAAAATTTCCTCTTTAGAGATGTTTTCTTCACCCATTTGCTTCATTACTAATTTAATATTTTTCATCTCTTTCTGGGCGTCTTTTAAATTTCTAAATGGTTCGCCCACTACGTTACCATCTATGTACACGTAAATCTTTCTCTTAGACGATTGTGCGTATACTACATCAATCGTTTTACCTGCGACTTTCTCAGTCTCACGTTTGACCTCTTTCTGATCTGAAGGAAGTTTAAACTTCGCCTCGTTTAACTCAATCGTTATCTGTTGAAACGTCTTCTTCATGTGAAGTTTCCATCCAATCCATTTGCATTTCAACTCTCTTCATGTCAACGACTTCTCCTGCTTTCGCCTTGATACCGTCATTGATAGAGTCTTTAGCATCTTGCATTTTACCTGCTTCGATTTGGTCTACTATCTTTCTACTTATGTCGTTCATAATTTATTCCTTAAAAGTCCATGTCTCCATCTTCTTCATTACCACCTTCATCTTCTATCTCTTTTGCCATCTTTTCAATGTCATCGTCTGTCATTCTCAATACATTTTTAGCAATGTATTTTTCTGAGAAGAACTTACCGAGATAGTTCTCTGCTTGTGATAATATATCTAATCTTTCTCTAAAAATCTCTTGCTCTTTTAACTCTGAGAAGTGATTATCTGTAGAGAAATCATACCTGATGAAATCTTTGAATTCATCGAACTCATCACCTGATACAACATTCTTTAGTATCAACTGAGTTCTCAGTATGTCTGTAAAGAGTCTAGCAAATTTATTTTGCAATCTCTTTGTAAATTTGTTGAACTTAAGTTCATCTCTACTGATCTCTGAAGCACGGCCCATATTAAAACCGTTGTCTGACTCCATTCTACTAATGGGTACATTCAGTGATCGATATAGTTTCTTTTTAAAGTATTCTATATCATCAATATCTGCTAAGTTCTGACCACCTGGTAAAGTAGATATTTCTGTCCCTCTACCACCTTCTCTCCTAGGTAACCAAAAATCTTCAAGCATGGACATATGTCTTCGATCATCTTTGATCTCACCTGTGTCTGAATTGTAAACAAGTTTATTTCTATACTTGTTCATTGTTTCAGCAAGGTATTGTTCTGCCTTTGCTTTTGGTAAGTTACCAACATCAATGTAGAAGATTCTTCTTTCAGGTGCCCTTGATATTCTGTAAATAACAAGTGCATCTTCCATCATTGCTAACTGATTAGAAGTCTTCAGTGCTTTATGCAAATACCCGATTACAATATTCTTAGTGTAATCTAACATACCAGAAGTAGTATAACATACTGCCTCTGGTGCGATTCTAATAGTAGCACCTTCATTAGTGCCACTTCTGTCGAATCCTTTATCGTTGAAGACATAAAACTCTTCAACTTTTTTGATCTTATCGATCTTCGTCTTAGGATCTTTTTCCTTCTCGACGTTTCTGACCTTCTTAATTTTAAGAGGGTCAACATTTCTGATATCTACGATACCTCTATTAGGGTTTTTAGAGTCGACAACTTTATGGAAGTAGATTCTTCCATCGACGTACCATTTTCTGAATAGTTCATGAGAGTTCTGATTGAACTTCATTAAAGATAAGATGTGCTTGAACTCGCCTTGCACCTTCTTTTTGATGCTTTCTGAAAGATCAACATCTTGCAAGTCGAGTGCTACAATTCTATCTTGTGTATCAGATACTACGCATTCATTAACGATATCGTCAATGGCCGCATCGCACTCAGGTACCAAAGAAGTTTCTCTATATCTTCGAATGAGTTGTACTTCATTCTTGATATTTCCTTCCATGTCGACATACGAACCGTATGCCCCTCCTGATATGAAACCACCGGGAGATTGCTGAATGACAGGGGTGCCATCATCGATCTGAGGTGGTACAAACGAAGAAGCAGACTTCTTTTCGATGTCTATTTCTCTTAACTCGTCTTTTCTACGAGTTATTTCAAACCCAAATATTTCCATAATTATATTTATATCGCCCAATCAAGGGCGATATTCACCTTATTAAACGACTCTGTTCCAGTGTGAGTATTGGAATTCAACATCAAATGTCTCCAATGCATCGACTGTCTCATAAGATAAGTCAATTGCACCAATACTAGTTGGAAACATGTTAAAGAATTCGTATCTTGCTAACACTGAGTCGTCTTTGTTAAGTTGTTCGACAAATGCTCTGTCTACTAAGTAATCTAATGATGTCATACCTTCACCAGAATCTAACTCTTGAATGTCTGTTTGCCATTCTTCGAGTGCCGATCTTGCTGAAAACTCTACATCATTAATGATTGTTACTGACCAAGGTTCAAAGGTTCTGTCTCCTGCGAGTTTCAGAATGTGTCCTCTAAAGTTTTGCTCAACAACACCTACTGTAGCGGCAGGGATTTGTGCGGCCTGACATAAGAACTCAATCTTATTGCCAGATCTTGGTATAAAAACTCTAAATCGGTTTGCTCTTGGGCCACCACCGATTAACTGTGCTTTAAACTGATCTATTGTTGCCATGTTTTACTCCCTTATACTGCTCCGTAGATTTCTTCAAACTCTACACCACTTCTTGATGCTACAAAGTTCAAAGTAATAAAGTTAATTGATTTAGCAGGTTTCACGAAGATCGAACATACGAACTCGTTTCTGTCAATGACTGAATCAGTGTTGTTTGATTCGTCACAAACTACTGAGAAATCTATTAAACCACGTCTATTTTTTACATCTCTTAAGAAAGGTTCAACTGCTGATCTAAATTGTGCCCTTGTGAATGCGTCATTGAATTCAAAGAGTTGTGCTTTAGCGGCAATTGAGATTGCTTTCTCTAGTACGATGAACAATCTTCTAACATTGATTCTATCAAATGCTGAAGGTGATGCTAATCCAGTCTTGTCTCCGAATAGAACAGTTCCTTGTCCTGGGAAAGTAACGATTGGATTAATTCTCTTTCTATATAGTTCATCTCTCGATGCTTGTTTTGGATTGAAAGCAAGTTTAGTGATTCCTAAATATTGACCTCTACTGAATCCTGCTGGTGAATACCAAGGATCTTGTAGTAAGTCTGATCTTGCCATGATTCCTGCTGTATGCCCGTTACCTGGGACCCATACATATTTGTCGTTGAATCTATCATACTGATATACCCAACCTGAATCAATCACTAGATATGAACTTGAAGTTACGTTAGTGAAGTCTGCTTCGACATTCGCCAACTGACTTGCTTCGGATGAAACATTTACAATAGATGTTTTTCTTGGTGATGCGATTACTAAGCAGTCTTTTCTTAATTCTGCTAATGAAACTGCACTGTTTACTAATGTGTTATGATCTGAAACTGTGTCACCATTATTTGATCTAGTAGAACCTATGACTAAGAATGAAAAGTCTTGTGTCTCTGCATCTGCAAAGAAGGCATCCCATGCACTAATTTTTTCTACTGTTGTTGGTGCTGTTGCATCTGCACCCCCGGATAATGAATCATTGATTGGTTCTGCTTCTTGTACGAATGCAGTACTTACTGCTGTTGACAGTGTTCTATGCTGTGCTTCATTACCTGTACCCATCAATAATGTTGAGTGACCTGTCCAGTATACGTAACCAGATTGTCTTGCGATTACGTCTCTGTAATAATTTGATTCGCCTTGTTCGTCTTTAGCATCTGAACCGAGTGATAAGAAACCGTGTGTTTCTAATACTGTACCTTTGCTTCCTGAGAAAGCACCATCTTCGTCTACTACAACTACGTGTAGTTCGTCGTTTGATGCTCCTAGTTTTTCAGCATGTGCTGAAGTTCCTGGTGCTTTATCGAATAATGCGTAATGTTCCCACCATCTGTCGACTGACTCGTCATCTGCAA